TTGTATTTAAAACAACAAGAAGTTGTTACATCTTTATGTGAAATTAAAATATAAATAGAAAGTAGAGATCAAAAAATAGATGTCAGCAGTATATGTAAACAATCTAGTTATAAATGCTGGTTCTGACTTTTCACAGTCTTTTAGTTTGCAAAGTTCTGATACAGAATCAGCACTAGACTTAACAAATTATACTGTCGAATCTCAATTAAGAAAATGGTCTGGTAGTTCCAATTCTGTTAGTTTTGCCGCAACTATAACCAACCCACCAACACTAGGTAGAGTATTTTTAAATTTAACTTCTGAACAAACTTTATCAATTAAACCTGGAAGATATGTGTATGATATTTTAGTTGTTGATAACTATGATGTTAAAACTAGAGTAGTTGAGGGAATGGTTCTCGTAAGAGAAGGAGTTACTCGATAATGTCCGATATAAAGGTAAGAATTGGTCAACAAAATGCAATTAAAGTTGTTTCTTCTTTTTCTGGCGGAGCATCTTTTGCCGAAAATTCAAATAATTCGGTAAATGTTATTGGTGGGATAGCTTCTGTAACACAATTAAATGTTAGTGGGATATCAACTTTTGTTGGAATTGCAACTTTTAATAATGATGTTTATATTGGTGGCGATCTTTATATTCGAGATGATTTAAGATTTGATGAATTTACTGCTAGAAATGCAAATATAACTGGTATTGCAACAATTCCCTCGCTTTATTATCCAAATTATAGTGTTAATGGAGTTGCATATTTTAATCCTTCTGGTTTTTTAGTTTCTACTGGTTCTACCAGCATTTCTATAAATTATACTAACTATATAATGACAACAGATAATTCTGGCGTCCCCGTTTGGTCAAATACGATAGATGGAGGATTTTACTAATGGCAAAACCAACTACCAGACAAGAACTTATTGATTACTGTCTTCGTAAATTAGGTGCTCCCGTATTAGAAATTAATTTGGATGATGACCAAATTGATGATTTGGTTGATGATGCTTTACAATACTTCAATGAAAGACACTTTGATGGTGTTGAAAGAATGTATTTGAAGTATAAAATTACTCAAGCAGATATTGATAGAGGTAGAGGGAAGGGAACAAATGGTGTAGGGATAGTAACCACTACTGGATCTGCAAATATTAGTGGTATTGGTACTACAACATTTAATTTTTACGAAACTTCCAATTTCATTCAAGTTCCAGATTCAGTAATTGGTATTGAAAAAGTATTTAGATTTGATACTAGTTCCATTTCTGGAGGAATGTTTAGTATTAAATATCAGTTATTTTTGAATGATTTATATTATTTCAATTCTGTTGAATTATTGCAGTATGCTATGGTAAAAAGTTACTTAGAAGATATTGATTTTCTTTTAACAACTGATAAACAAATTAGATTTAATAAAAGACAAAATAGGATGTATTTGGATATTGATTGGGCATCACAAACTGTAGGAAACTTCTTAGTAATCGATTGCTATAGGGCATTGGATCCCTCCAGTTTTACTAAAGTTTATAATGATAGTTTTATGAAAAAATATCTGACCGCTCTTATGAAAAAACAGTGGGGGCAAAATCTAATCAAATTCAGAGGAGTAAAACTTCCTGGTGGAATTGAATTGAATGGTAGAGAACTATATGAAGATGCTGAAAAAGAATTGGAAGATATAAAGCAGAGAATGACTATGGAATACGAACTTCCACCTTACGATTTTATTGGTTAATAATGGCACTTAATCCTTTTTTTCTACAAGGTTCTCCTGGAGAACAAAGACTTGTACAAGATTTAATTAACGAACACTTAAAAATATATGGAGTGGATGTAATTTATATTCCGCGAAAATTTGTGAGGAAACAGACTATTATCAGAGAAATTCAATCTTCCAAGTTTGATGATAATTATGCAATTGAAGCATACATTAATAATTATGATGGATATACAGGTCAAGGAGACATTCTTTCAAAATTTGGAGTAAGTTTAAAGGATGAACTTAGTTTAGTAATTTCAAAAGAAAGATTTGAAGACTTTATTTCTCCATTTTTAGAATCTGGTGATAATGATGAAATTGTATTATCTTCTAGACCTAGAGAAGGAGATTTGGTTTACTTCCCATTGGGAGAAAGATTATTTGAAGTTAAATTTGTTGAACATGAAGTTAATTTTTATCAATTAGGAAAACTTTATATGTATGAATTAAAATGTGAGTTATTTGAATATGAAGACGAAGTTATTGATACCTCAATTGAAGAAATTGATACCCAAATCAAAGATGAGGGATATATTACAACACTCCAATTAATTGGCGCAGGATCTACAGCAACTGCTACTGCCACAATTAATACCGGATATGTGCGTCAAATATTTTTAAATAATGATGGATATAATTACACCTCAACTCCTACTATAGCAATTTCATCAGCACCAGTGGGTGGTCAAAATGCCAGTGCTATTGCCATTACAACTTCTAGAGCAGGAGTTTATTCCATCGAATCCATCATATTAACAAATGCTGGTGCAGGGTACACTGTAGCACCAACAATTTCTATAGTTGGTGGAGGTGGAACTAATGCAATTGCTACTTGTTCAATTGAAACCAGTAGAAATGGAATTAGTAGATTTGTTATTACAAATTCTGGCAGTGGATATGTAAATTCACCGATAGTAAGTATTGCAGGATCTGTTGGTACAGGACAGACTGCCGTTGCAATGGCAATAGTTGGTGTGGGACAATCTATTAATTCAATTAGAATTATAAATCCTGGAGTAGGATATACTGTTGCACCTACTATTACAATTGCACCACCACCTATTCTTTCTGGGATTGGTACTTATAGGTTTAATGAAGAAGTGGTTGGATCAATTTCTGGCACTAAAGGAAGAGTTAAATCTTGGGATTTTGATACAAAAATACTCAAAGTATCTTTTGTGGATAATGCTGGAACAAAAGAGTTTTATCCTGGAGAATTATTAGTTGGTACAGCATCTAGTTCAATTTATTCTATACAATCATATGATACTTGGGATCAGTATGATAAATATAGTGAAAATATTGAAATTGAAAATGCAGCTGACGGCATCATAGATTTTTCAGAATCAAATCCATTTGGTACATTTTAATGTTAGGAACTTACTATTATCACGAAATTATTAGAAAAACTGTTATTTCTTTTGGAACGGTTTTTAATGAAATTTATATAAGACATAAAGATGCTTCGGGTGATAGTGTAAGTGAGATGAAAGTTCCCTTGGCGTATGGACCAATTCAAAAGTTTTTAGCGCGTATAAACCAACAACCAGAATTGAATAAACCAATTGCGATGACATTACCTAGAATGTCATTTGAGATGACTTCTATTCAATATGATGCCACAAGAAAATCTGGTGTCACACAAACGTTTAAAGCAATAGATGGCAATAATTTAAAAAAAGTTTTCATGCCAGTACCATATAATATTGGGTTTCAATTAAATATAATGACAAAATTGCAAGATGATGCTTTACAAGTTGTAGAACAAATACTTCCATACTTTCAACCATCATTTAATTTAACTGTAGACTTAATATCCTCAATCGGAGAGAAAAGAGATATTCCTATTGTTTTAGATAGTGTTTCTTTCACTGATGATTATGAGGGAGATTTTTCTACAAGAAGAATTTTAATTTATACTCTCAATTTTACTGCAAAAACTTACCTATTTGGTCCTATTGCAGACTCTACGGATGGTCTTATTCGTAAGGTACAAGTCGATTATTATAACTCCACAGATACTGCAACAGCAAAAAGAGAAATGAGATATACTCTCACTCCTGATCCGATTGATGCAGATCCTGAAGATGATTTTGGATTTAATGAAGTTTGGGAAACTTTTGGCGATTCTAAATCTTATAGTCCAACACAACAAAGAGATATTTGATAAATTATGAAAAATCAATATGACGGGTTAGATTCTGCTCTTAATATTAAAAGTGAAATTGTCGAAGTAGAAAAAGTGAAAGAAGATTTGAATATATCTCCTATAAAAACTGATGATATTCAAAAAGATTATGAATACACAAGAGCAAATCTTTACTCCTTAATTGAAAAGGGTCAAGAAGCAATTAATGGGATTATGGAAATTGCTGGAGAAGGTGGATCTGCAAGAGCATATGAAGTTGCTGGACAATTAATTAAAAGTGTTGCCGATACGACAGATAAATTGATTGATCTTCAGAAGAAACTTAAAGATGTGGAGGAAGATAATGTTAAAACAACTAATAATGTTACCAACAATGCAGTATTTGTGGGATCAACTTCAGAATTATCAAAATTACTCAAGCAAGGTTTTCTAAATAATAAAGAATAATAAGTTTTAACCAATGAATGAGCAATTGAAACCATATAAAACAGT